GTGCAGGAGCGCCGACCGCTGCCGACGTCATCGAGTAGTGAAACGGTGCTCGGGGTGCGGGCGCTGGTTGAGGAATGCTTGGCTCACATCTCACTCATCGACGACCTTAACCGCCAACTCGACGAGGTACACACGGAGAACGCGCGGCTGGTGCAGAAGGTCTTGGGGCAGCCCGCCCCCGTCGAGGAGCAAGGCCCGTGGGTGGTGTATGACACAGAGGGCGTCAACGAAGGTGGGATGCCGTGGCGTAGTCGCGAGGCATGGAACTGGGAAATCTGCGGGACTCCATTCCCGACGAAGGAAGAGGCGCAAGATGTGATCGACGACTTCGGGCAAGGCAACAAGACGATGCGCGTCATCACCCTCGCCGAAGCACGCGCCATCGAGGCCGCGACGAAAGCAGGTGGCCAATGAGCGCGCCTGTTGCCATTCGCGGGTGGGCGTACTCGTTCGACGACGATCGCTCACCACCGGTCATTACGGTTCGCGCCAAGCCCATCGAGGAAGCCACCGTCGAGCCTGCGCCGGCAAAGCAGCACTGCCCCTACTGCCACACGCTGCTCGTGCGTGGGGTCGACGTGGTCGTGTGCGCTGACCTGGTATGCGCGAAGAAGCTGGCCCGTGACGGCGACATCCGCCGCCTTGACCGCGCCCAACAGCAGGCAGGTGGCGGGCTCATTCAACGAGGGAAGAACCGCCAATGACTATCGAACCAACAGACGACCAACGCCGGGCAGCTCGATCCATCGTCGACGGACCGTTCTGCACCGTCGAAGCGATCGCGAACCTGCTCGCCGAACGTGAGGCAAAGCTGACTGACACGCTGCTGAACCTCCACTCGGCGCTCGTCAAGATTCGCGACGGGAACCACGAGCACAGCGTCACCAGTGAACACGACATCGCCGCTGATGCGCTTCTGCTCATCGAGGACATCAACGCCGAGGCCATCGACAGACGCAAGCAACGCCTGCTGCAACTCATGCTGGACGCAAGCGAGGATGTGTGGTGTGCAGGATGGATGCAGGGCATCGAGTTCGACCTGTGGGCGCTCGCAACGGGTGAGGCTACAGAGGACACCCGCGCGCACTACAGCAGCGTCGCCCGGTCAGACCTCAACGAGATGCTCCACCTGTCTGGCCTTGTTGATGGGTGGTGGATTTGGCGTGATGGCGAAACCTTCGTGTCGCTCGACGAGTGGCGCACCATCATGAAAGCTCGCGAGGTGACTACGTGAACCAAACATCCATGTTCGTGCGCCACGAACTCCCGCCCGAGTTCGAGGCCGCCTTCGTCGAGTGCGAGTGCAAGGGCCGAAGCATCACGTACGCGATCGACAGCGTCATCTACGAGAAGGGCAAGATCACCGTCGCCATCCGCGTCAACGGCAAGCGGTGCGCGGTCCTGTTTCGCGACGACGTGGCCACTGCAGCGCGCGACCTCTACACGCAAGCGGTGCGACAGCTCAACGGGTAGCGCTGCTCACCGCGCGCAACCACCACCAGTGGTGCAGCACAGTTGACGTCGACAACCAGCGTCAACGCAGGCAAAACAGAACGCCGCTCGTCCTTCGCGGGGCGCGAGCGGCGTTCTTCTCTTCAACACGTTGGCGTGTACCACGTCGACGCCGGACAGCAAATGAAGTGGACACCAGAATCCATCGCCGCCGTCAAGCGGGCCGCATCTATGACCGCCGTCGCGCGCCTCTTCTGCAAGGGCGTCAAACCCGACAGCAAGGGCAACCACGCCAGCGCCGTGTGCTGCTTCCACGATGACAGCAACCCGTCTCTCGACATCGACGAGGGCAAGGGCGTCTATCTCTGTCGCGCCTGTCACGCCGGGGGTGACGCCATCACCATGATCGAGCGGATGCGCGGGGTGTCGTTCAACGATGCGATCGTCGAGCTGTCCACCATCACTGGTGTGCCCCTCGAAGAGGCCGAAAAGGTCGAGGTGTTGCCGCGCATCGTCGCCGAGTGGACCTACCACGACGACGCAGGCGAGACGGCCTACACCATCAAGCGATGGGAGCCGGGCCGGGGTCGAGACGGCAAGAGCAACGGGAAGCGCAAGAGCTACAGCCAGCACCTCGCTGACGGGAAGCCGGGCAAGGCGCTCGTGCAGCTGCCCTACCACCTGCCCCAGCTCATCACCGCCCGCACCGGTGGGGCCTTCGTCGTGGTCACCGAGGGCGAGAAGGCTGCCGATGCCGTCACCGCACTCGGGGTCACCGCCACCACATGGGCGGGCGGGACCAGCACCGCGACACCAGGGGACCTCTGCACGTGGACACCCGCGTTCGCCGAGCACTTCCGGGGCGCCCGTGTTGCACTGTGGCCCGACAACGACGACGTGGGCCGCGCCGCCATGCTCGCGATCGCCAACGCGCTCAAGGGCGTGGCGGCCGAAGTGCTCACCATCGCCGACGGGCAGAACCTCAAGGGCGCCGACGCCGCGAACTGGGTCGACGGTGGAGGAACGCGGGAAGGGCTGCAAGCGCTCATCGTCGAGGCCCGCACGCGCAAGGTGGCAGCCATCGCCGACGAGGCACCCCCGACCGCGCACGGGGAGCAGGATCCCCTGACCGACTCCGGGAACGCCGAGCGCTGGGTGCGCATGTGCGGGCGCGACTTCCGCTACCTCGTCGAGGATGAGACGTGGCTGCATTGGGATGGGAAGGTCTGGCGCCGCGGGGCTGAAGCCGCGGCCATGCACAGCACCAAGGCCGTCGCGCGTTCGTGGGCTGTCGACATGGCCAAAGAGACCGACGGGAAAAAGCGCATCGAGATTCGCCAGCACAAGGACAACAGCGAGTCAAGCTCCAAGCGCGTCGCCATGCTCAAGCTGGCCGCCTACGAGCCCGGCGTCGCCGTCACCGCCGCAGAGCTCGACCGCAACCCCATGATCGTCAACGCGCGCAACGGCATCGTCAACCTGCTTGACGGGAAGCTGCAGAAGCACGACCGCGACGAGCTGTGCACCAAGATGATCGACGTCGACTTCCACGCCGATGCGAAGTGCCCGACGTTCGACGCGTTCTTGGCGCAGGTGCTGCCGAAGCGTGAAACCGCCTGGTACCTGATGAAGCTCTTCGGGTACGCGCTCACCGGCGTCGTCCGCGAGCACCTGTTTCCCGTCCTGTGGGGGCAGACCGGCCGCAACGGCAAGGGCACGCTGGTGGAAACGCTGTTCGCCATCACCGGCGCGTACAGCACCAGCCTGCCCAACGAGGTCATCATCGAGGCGAAGAACGACCCGCACCCGAACATGTTCGCCCAGCTCGTCGGCTTACGCTGCGGGGTGTGCGCCGAGCTGAAGGCGACCGACAAGCTCAATGAGGCGATGCTCAAGCGCCTCACCGGCGGCGACCAGATGCGGGCGAGGTTCATGGGTGGGGAGTTTTTCAGCTTCCCGAGCACGTGGAAGATCTTCCTGCAGACCAACTACAAGCCCCGGGTTCGCGGTGGTGACCCCGCGCTGTGGGCTCGCATGGCGGTGATCCCGTTCGGGCAGTCGTTCGCCGGCCGCGAGGACTTGGGGCTCAAAGGCAAGCTGCTCGCCGAACGTGAGGGCATCTTCGCGCTGCTCGTTCGCGCATGCCTCGCCTGGCAAGCAGAAGGGCTCGCCATGCCCGATGAAGTCCGCGAGGCCACCGCCGACTACCGCGAGGACTCCGACCGCGTGGGCGCGTTCCTGCTGAGCCAGACCACCAGGGCCGTCGCTGGCGTGGTCCCGTCCGGGCTGCTCTGGAAGAAGTTCCGCGAATGGTGTGACGCACGTGGCGAACAACCCGGTGCGCAAAACGTGTTCGGGGCCGAAGTTCGCGCCCACGGAATCCAAACGACGAGAGTCGCCGGCGAGCGCCGTTATAGCGGAATCACCCTCCGTACCAACGGCACTGCGGACATGTGTCCGAGTGAACGTTCGTTAACAGAAGAAGACGACGCACCGGACCCATGGGGCCGGGAATCGCATTAGGAAGCTAAACGCATTCATGCATTTGAATAAGTGCGTGACACAGAGTCTGGTTTGGAGGCGCCCAAAAACGGGCCTCTGTCACGACGAAAAGGCGGCTTGCAGAAGCCGTCTTTTTCGTTTCCGCTGGGGCTCGTGACAGAGTCGGGCGATTTTCAGGGCCGCTGCGAAAGTAGGCGGTGTGTGTGAATGCGTGTGATTCCGCTATAACGGACGGACATGTGTCCGGTGAACGATCGTTCACCTGTTCTGTTTACAGCGATTTATTAGGGAAAGTCTGTCATCAGAGAGGAAAACAAAAGAAAAGTGGCTTTGCAGAGCCTTTAAAAAGGTGACGGAGTTCGGCGTCACTGGACGTCACGGATGTCACCTGCCGAAGTGTCGCGCTGACAGGATTGACGCGGTACCGCTGTCTGTGCATCATCGCCGGATGAGCATCAAACAACGAACCAGGTTGGTTGCCGAGGCGCTGCCACCCGGCCGCATCTCGGCGACCGATCTTCATCTCGCGTTTCGCCGCGCATTCCCCGACGACACCACCTCACAGAATCTGGTGGGGCTTGCTTTCCGGGCTGCTGGCCTGCTGTCGGGGCGCACAACGTCCGGCCGCTACTGGGTACGGCCGGACGAACTGCCGCCTGTCGACCCCGCGTCCGAGCCCAAAACTCGAACACCGCAGCCGCCCCGAAGCTGTCTCGTGAGCCTGCAATGCCTTGGCTTGCAGCCCGGCGACGGTTTCGTGATCGCCCACGCCCCCGCCGCCATCACCATCCGCAAAGCCACGCCTGGAATCGAGCTGACCCCGCTCGCACCCGGCACCACGCTCGAGCCGCGCTTCACCGGCGTGCTGCGAAAGGACCTCACCGAATGAGCGACCCACCGGAACCGCCACGCGTCGGACCATGGGGCCCGTGGTGTGAGTGCACATGCAACCGCCTGCAGTTCGATGTCTACCCGCCGATATGCTCGCTGTGCCGCCGCAGGATCGAGCCGAAGCCGCCTGCCCCTGTCGAGCCCCGCAAACCCGCACCGGACGAACTGGCGGGCATCTGGGCGCCCGTGAATGCCACGGAACAGGAGATCGACCGGAGAACCCGCATTCGCGATGCGATGGACAGGGCCAGCAAACGCAAACCCCGCAACAACCGAGGCCGCCGATGACCGAACCGACTGACCCGATCGACTACTCGCGCCCGGTGGGCTGGTGGTGCCCGACTGATGGTCGTACCCACGACCTCGACGCCTACCCGTGCAAACACTGCATCCCCGTCTACCTGCCCCTCCCGACCCCTGAGCCTATCGAGGTGGACGAGGTGGAGACGGGTGAGGCGGAGGTGGTGACGTGGACCAGCCCGTGGAAAGAGTTTGGTCCTTTCCGTGTCGGGTCGAACGCTGGTGATTTTACCGTTGAGGGTTACCGAAAGAACGATGTGTGGTTTGCCGAGTTTCAGCTTCAAGAAGACCCTGTTGGCGTCATCAACGACTGCGCAACCGCATCCGCCAACGCACGCAAGAAACGAGGGACGAAATGACCGACACCATCGAGCCGACCGAAGAGCAGTGCCGCGCGGCGAACAACATCGCTGACGGGCAGTACCGAGCCGTGTGCAAGATTGCCGACGTGGCCCACCTGCTCGCTGCGCGTGAGGCGAAGCTGCAAGCGCGCATTGACGACCTGCAGGAACGGTCTGCACGTCGCCTCGACGACTCGACGGCAATCGATGCGCTCGTGTACGCCGTCGCGTGCCTTGAGCTGCAGCCCGGCAGCGAGCGTGACCGCGCTGTGCGTGAGGCGCTGAACCGCGTCATCGACCACGTCGGAGCCATCGAGGTGCGCGCGAAGGAGGGCGCCACGAAGCTCGTCAGCACCCTCGTCGCCGGAGCGAAGGCCCGCGAGGAAGCGTTGGCGAAGTGCGTCGCGGAGCTGGAGGCGAACGACAAGAGCAACCTGCTCCACCTCGGCGAGCTGAGCCACGCATACACGGCACTTCAGCACCGCGAGGCCGCACACCTCGCCCACATCAAGGCGCTGCGGGGGGACCTTGCGGCTATGTGCATCAGCGAACGAGACCACGGCGCTTGGCACCAAGCAAAGGGGACGCTCGCCGACACCGCCCACTACGACGTGGAAGGCGAGGTGAAACCATGAATCGAAAACAACTGCGCTCACTCACCGACAGAGTGCTTGGTCGTGAGGTTGGCTGCGGCGATTCGCTGTGCGTGTTCGGGTGCGGCGACGGGATGCACACCAATGGTGGGTGCCAGTGCGTGAAGGGTGAGCGGTTGGAGCTGCAGATCACAGCCAGCAGACTGCACAGGTTGCTGGCTGCTGATGACATCGTGGACACGGGAGAAGCCAAATGAGCGAGCCAACGATCAAGCCGGTGGGCAGGATTTGCCTTGAGTGCAAGGCGTCCGAAGCCGATGACCACTGGTACAAGTGCTCGCACCACATGAGCCCCGATGACCTCGACAATGGGCGTGTCAATGTCTACACCCACGACGACCTCGTTGCGGTGGCGCGTGAGGCGTACGTGCAATGCGGGTTCGAGAGGGAGTGCGAGGCGGGGTCGGTTGAGATTGTTGAGCAGCTGACAGGGGTGAAGCGATGAAACTCACGACGACGATCGATGTGCAGTTGATCAGCAAGGCGAACGCGCGCGAGCACCGACGTGTGCGGGACCAGCGCATCATCAAAGAGCGCGAAGCGACGTTGAAGGTCCTGCCGCCTACTTTGTTCGATGGTTCAACGCTGGCCGGCGCAATCACGCACGACCGAGGCGCCCGTGTCACTCTTTCGCGACCCTACCATGAAACGCCGCTCGACGACGACAACATCCGTGCGGCGTTCAAAGCGGTTCGCGACGCGATTGCCGAGTTTTTGGGCGTCGACGACGGCGAGGATCGGCTGCACTGGATCTACCAGCAGACCAAGGCCGTGCGCACCGGCGTCAGGCAGAGCAAGCCCGGCTGGAAGAAGGTGAAGGACAAAGAGACGGGCGAGGTCACGCGCGTCCGCAAGGTGGTCAAGAACGTGGCGGCCTACGACACGCGACCCACTATCACGATCGAGGTGATGCCCGTCGGCGACATCGACCCCCAGGTGAAGCGGGTGAGGGAGTTGGAGGCGCAGCTTGACCGGTGGGCGGTGTTTGGTGTCGTGTCGCTTGGCGTGCCAGAGGAGCACGACATTATGACGTCGACCCGCCGCTTGCTGGGGATGGTGACGACGTGAACATCTACACCGTCGCCGGAGGACTCGTTGCGCTGGCCTTCGTCGTCGGTGTTGTCGCCCTGCTCGAGCACCTTGATTGCCGGGCCCGCGAACGACGATGGCAGCAAGCCCGCGACAGCTTCACCCGCTGAAACGAAAGCGCCGGCCACATGGTGTGGCCGGCGTCCCGGTGTCAACCGTCAGACGATTGTTGAGTGGCACTCGTCGACGTCGTCAAAGTATCTCGCCGCGTGCCCGCTTGCCAAGCAGAGATGTGTGGAACTGCGTGCGCGGGTCGAGATTGCGCGTCAGGTCCACGGCTGACGACGACGGGAGCGCATCGAGGTAGTACTCGCGTGCGAACGAGAGCGCGTTGAGGCAGTCGTCGCGGCCCTCGTAGTTCGGCCGGCCGCGCGGTCCCGTCGGTGGCTCGATGCGCGATGCCTTGGCCTCCGCGATGAGCTCGGGACCGATGGGCACGACACCCTGCTCGATCGCCAGCTTGAGCCTCTGCAGGCGCAGGTGCTTCTCATCACCGCTGCGTTGCTCGGTGATGTGGTGCGGGCTGACCTGGTTGAGCGTTTCGTACACGCCCACGCCCACCCCGTTGCTCTCGACGACGATGGTGGTCGGCTTGTACTGGTCGGCCGCGATGTTCACCTTGTCGATGAGGTCGGGGATCGACGTCGTCGACGACATCCACGTCGCCACGATGGTGCCGGTGAGCAGCCCGAGCACCACGATCGCGCTTGAGTCCCCGCCATGGCCCGCGGCGACGTCCACCCCGAAGCAGACTTCCTCGTCGCCCTGCTCGCGGTAGTGGTGCCAGCCTTCAAAGCGCTTGCTGTCCCCGTCCCATCGTCCGTCTGGCGTCGTCGCAGCCTCAACGTACTTGAGGATCCACCGGCCCTTGGCGAACGAGAAGCAGTGGTCGGGGATTTGCGGGTATTCGCGCATCGCCCCGGTTTCGTCGCCGGCAAAGTCGGTCCGCAACTTGTGCCACCACCACGCCGCCGAGTCCCGACGCGTGAAACCGAAGCGTGGACCCTGCAAAAGCGCCCACGTCGCGTCGTCGATGTCACCAGGTGCGCGCCGGTAGACCGCGTGGCGCTCGACGGGCAGGAAAACCCGCGTCCAGCCCTCGCCCGCGGCTTCCCGGGCGCTCCACAGGGCGCGGAACAGGTTGTCCGCGGCGCTGGCGGTACTCTCGACGACGATCCGGGCGCCGGGCAGCGCGGTCGACGTCAATCCGCGCCACACCGCAGCATCCGACAGCCAGAAAGCGAGCTCGCTGGCGTGGATGAACCCGTACGACTTCGAGCGGCCCACGCGAGACTCGCCCGATTCCGCCCGCGACACCGCCGATAGCGCGTCGATGGTGGTGCACACGCCGTCAGGGCCTGCGTTGGCCATCTCCAGCGAGCTCTTGTTCCGCGCGCCGAGCTCGATCCCGAGCTGGTCACACCAGCCGGCGAGTCGAGCGAGCAGCCCTTGAGCCTTCTCACGCGTGTCGGCCACGATCGCGCACGGCACACCAGGATTAACCACAGCGAACGCCAGCACCGCGAGCAGGGTGATGGTGCTGACACCCATCTGTCGGCCCTTGAGCACGATCACGCGCTCATTGTCGATGATGGCCCGCAGCACCTCCCGCTGCTCGTCGTTGATCTTCCACTGCGCGATGGCCCCGTGGAGTTCTTGATTCAGGATGACGAGCTTTTTCGGCAGCCGGGAAGCCACCTCGTACTTGATGCGCCTCACGAATCACCCTCGTCGTCGCCCGTGAGCAGCGCGCGCAGTTCGTCGACGACACGGGTGTTCTTCGGTGCGGGCTTGTTGCGCTTCTCGGGTGCGCCGGCCGCCAG